ACATTAACTGGTCTAGAAAAACCAAGTAACTGAGCTGTTCGAGCTCCTAATCGTGCAGCAACCTCAGTGGGTTTAGCATACGGAGCCAAGGCTGGTATATTGCTCATTTCATGTGCAGCTCCTCCAATAGCGGTTAAAGCACTAGACACTGCGCCACGTTGGGCCATGCCTTGTTCTGTTGCAGCATTATTAGATTGTGGAACCATACCAACCGGTTTCGTGGATGTTGTTCCAAAAAGCTCTATGTCGTCCATCCAAGCATAAACCCTCATTGAAATTTTCAATGGTGCTCCACTAGTGGTGGCAGACAAGGTGCGTAATGCAGAAACTTCTGAAAGGGTTATTCGTCCCAATTTGTATCCAAGGTCTCCAAGATCTGCAGAATCATTTGACCCTGTGAGTGGTATATAATCTCCAGGGTAGGCAAAGGGTAACACCATCTCTACACCGGAAGATATAGTTGGACAGATGTTTATCATTTGACGTTGGGATTCAATAACTGCATTACCAAAGGGTTCAGATCCAAACGTGACATCCTGAAAGGCCATGGGATTGAACCCATATAATGGATAGTATGATGCTTGAAGTCGGCCAAAATAAAACGGGTTACCATTGGTCACTATTTTCACTTTCAGTGATCCCTTGAACCCATAGTAATTACATAGCCTATTGGCAATCCTCTTATTTGTCATCCAGCCATTCCATACGTGCAGGAAGGTTATGGCAAGTGACGGGCTCCAATCAACATCATACAGCTTTATTGGGCGGGAGAAAAAATTTGATATATGCTCATCATGGGCATACACTGCTCTGGGTACCTCGCTCTCCCTGCGGACCAGATGTTGCTCGCTTTGATCTTCTTCAAAAGTAACGTTGCGAGCCATATCGTTACTAATGGTATCTGTATTCGTTTGTTCTGATGCGCATAAAGCATACGTGGTGAATGCGCAATTGCACCACTGCCTCACTGACTCATTCTGAGTTTTAAAATCCACACACACTTCAGTGGTCAAAGTGCGTGTTTTATTGAGTTTTGTTTAGGATCTCACAACCAAAAAATATATATATATATACACATGCAAATATCTACACAAACACAAACATATATTACATAGAAACTAATTCCCCATGGCCTGCAACCTCGACACTCGTTCGTCGTAGGTCATGCCCAATGTAACCGGTTTCAAACGGCCACCGGTTTTTTCCAATATATCCATCATCCGCTTCCTCCGATTTTCGTAAATAGCACGTCCCCAAAATGCCCACTCATCAAGTGCAGAGTCGATATTTTGTA